TTTACCACGAGGGCGTCCCGGCGGCGACCTAGCATGCGGTAGAAGGCAAACGGACTGGCCTTAACAGCGCGCCCCTGGGAGCATAGCCAGTGCCAGACTACCAGGAGGAGCCACAGGACGCCATTAAGGGCGGCCAGGACACCTCTACGGGGCCATGTCCATGCCAATCGAATTGGCAGCATCCATAGCCAGCGGAGAGAATTGACTAAAACAGCCATCATACCTCTATGATTCTATGCGGCATCCGTGGTCGTCCTGCTGGCAAAACGTGCGTTCGTCAGTAGCTATTAGGCCTGGTCCGCCATGATGCGATAGAGGCCGCCGACGTGGGTGAAGAACTTGCCCCCCATCTCCTCCGTCAGATCGAAGTCCGACTCCCGGCGGCAATAAATCGTGCTGAAACCGGTGATCGATAGAGCGGCATCCTCCATGAGCGTGTCGATCTGCGTGTCGACGTCCTCGGCGTCCTTGGGCCAGGGTCGGTCCGTGACGACCTTCACCGCGTAGACCGCGTCGGCGAAGCGGCCGTTGAACGAGTGCTCATCGACCTTACTCACGAACTTGAACACAACGTATGGGGTGCCCGTCCCCTGTGGGGCGATGGTGTTGAAGACGCCGCCAGGCGCCAGGTCGTGGAGCGCCTCGACATTAAGCGTCTCGAAAACCGCCTTGTCCGCGTTCAGTCGGAAGTTAGCCATCGGCCTTCCTCATCAAGTCGACCTCCGCCTTCAGAACCCAGCCCGCCAGCCGTATCAGCCTGGTGGCGATCCACAGCCGCAGGTGCATCTCGGTGGTATTGACGATGACGCGCATCGTGTGGCCGCGTAGGTCACGCACCTCGATCTTTCCTTCGAGCTTAGCGATAAAGCTTCCCCACGGCAGCGATGAAGGGTCTGCGCTCGGCTTCGAGGGCAGGGATCATGAACGGACGCGCTGGCATCCGGACAGTGCCGAACTCCAGGTGGGCCGCGTAGTCCGTGGTGGGGCCGATGCGCCGGGCCAGGCGGGCTCCGGGGACGCGGCGTGAAAGAGTGGAGTTAAGGGTGGTGCCGGTGTCGATGATGTCCTGCTCGACGATGAGGCGCTTCGCATTTGCCTCGATGCGCCGGCCAACGAAGTCGATCAAGAGTTCCGCCTTCAACAGCATCGTGGGAGTGCTGGCGAAGGCGTCCAGCTTCTTGGACTCCAGCTTCACTTTGATCGGGTTCTCAGGCAAAAGAAAAGCCCCGTGGCGATCAAGCACACGGGACCTCGAAGGGTCTCGGTTACCGCTGGACCTCGTGGGGTCTCTGGGCCTAGTGGCTCTGCGCGGTCATCTATTCAGTTTTGGTAGCGGACCCCGGAGTTGCACCAGGTTCTCGGGATTATGAGCCCCGCGACTTGCTGTCTGTCTCGCCCGCACCAATAAGTCTAACATGGGGAATCAATTTGGTGGAGCCGCCTCCGGAGTCGGCGCCGTAACGAACCCGCCAGCCCCATCGGCCACCAACTCCGTCACGAAGTGGTGGTATGACCGACACTTACGGCACTGGAAGGTCGCGTCCGCCCCGATACCCAGGTGTCCGGAGAACAGGATGCCGGTGCAGCCGGAGGTGCGGCAGTGAACGTAGCTATCCGACTCGGGTGAGGCGGACTCGCCTGGCCGTTCGGTAGGAGTTGTGGTCGTTGATTCGGGTGACTTCGTAGGTGACGCCATCGTGCTCTACCCTATCCTTGGTGTCGATGTCCTGGTCGAACGCCACCGATAGTATACGCTGGGACGTCTCGGAGATTCGGTCGCCACGCTGCTCGCCATCACTAAGCCGGGTGATCGTGTCGGGAGCTATGCGCGCCCTGACGAGAGTCGCGATGTTGCGGAACGTCTCGAACTGCCCGCCGTGGTCGTCCGACTCCACCACGGGGCGCTGGATCGTGACAGTGTCGGTGAATAGCTTCTCCTGGTCCGCCCTGGTAGCCGCAAACTCGTTTTTGGTAAGCGTCATTAGCCCAGCCCTGGCCGGTCGAAGTCCCCATCGCTACTCGCCTCGTCCACCTCGGCCGCATGTACCGTCGTGGAATAGCCGTCCTTACGCTCGGGCTCCACCACCTCGCTACCGAGCCCCCGGGCCCGGTAGATGCGCGCCTGCTTCAGTAGCACCGAGGCGGACTGGCCACGCTTGAAGGACGCTCCGTCAGCAGAGAAGTCGTATCTGCGCGCCGCCTGTCCCGCGAGTATCTCGTAGCACTGTGCTGCTGCGAGGTTGATGTTGTCGCCTTCCTGGGTGAGGATGTCGTCCAACTCCTCGTCCTGGAAGTCCGCGTTCTCATCAGCCGCGAATGTCGCGCCTCCGACCAGAGGATAGTCCCCGATCCGGAGACGTAGCCTGTCTCGGTTACCCGTCCCTCCAACTGTGTAGGTAGCGGCCATCTAGGTCACCACTCCGACCATCTCAATCTTCTCCAGATCGGACGGGGAGAGTTCGTGAAGTTCTGCCGTAACGACGTATTTGGCCAGAAGATCAAAGTACGTCGCCTTGAGTCGGTGAGCCCGCACAATCTCCACGTCATCATCGCCGACCTCCAACTCGCCCACTCGGGCTCGGTGATGATTGGCTCGCGCGACGAAGTGCTCCTTGAGGTCCTGGCCAGGAACCAGGAGCCGAACGGTCATCGTCAGATTCTCACAAAAAGGTAGACCGTCAGGCAGGGGCTGAGAGCGTCCGCCTGAGCGATGTCGATACTCAGGTTGTTATGGATCAGCGGGTGCCTGTACGCTCCCGTGACGGCCGACCCCGTGTTGTCGTCTACCTGCTCCCCAGGGAAGTACCAGGCGTCGGAGTTCGAGTTGGTAAGCGTGAGTATAGTGTTGTCCGCGATCTCTCCGCCAATCGCCTTGAACGTCGTGTCGGTAGTGGACGGCGCCGCGCCGAAGTCGACGAAGACGGCGAGTAACTCGCAGGGAGGGAGGGGAACGACCACCGTACCAGTAGCCGACCCACTTGATCCCGTGGTGGCTATAGCGACCTTGATAGGATCGATGCCCATGCTAGGGCAGTCCCAGAAGGTCGGCGTAGATGTTGTACAGGCCGGTCACTTCGGCCGACGTGAGCGCCTTGCCCGTCATGAAGGGAAGCGCGATACGCCCGTGGAACTCAGTCAGGGGGGTAGCAGTAACGCCACCAGCGCCGATGAGCAGCGGACTAGCCGTGTTCTCCATCGCGACGTAGGAACCCGTCTCTGTCGTCGTGCCTGCCTCCAGGTCGTCGGTGCGGTTGAGATAGAGATGCACCTCTGGCGCCGCCTGGGCTCCGTCATAGGTCGCAACAACAAACACGCCCCTATGGAGCGTGAGGGCCGTTGCGCCCACTCCCACCTCTGTAGCGGAGGCCGAAGCGTCATGAAGCTCCAGAGTGAGGAAGCCGCTAGAGCCGATATACAAGCGGTACTCTTCCGCATTGCCAGCCGAGTCGTGCTTCGACATGATCGTATTGGCGTTGATAGCGTTGGGGATGATGTAGGCGCCCCAGGACGCAGCGCTATCAGTGCTGCCATCCCCGTGGGAGTAGTCCGCATGGTCGCCGCCCGCCAGGTGGTGGTCCCCAGTAGGGTTGAACCAGTAGGAGTGAACCCCGCCAGGATGCAGCATGGGGTTGAAGTCGTCTTCGAGCGCCTCGGCGCCGCCGCTCGTCTCCGCAGGGACGAGGTCGGTGCCCGAGGTGAGTCCCGTGACGGTGATGCCCTCGGCCTCGACGAAGGGCCACAGTGACGCCTTCGTCGTGCCGAGTATCTCCATGATGGAGTTGAGATGCGTGATTTGGACAGCCCTGTCCATTGGGAACCCTCCGTGAAAATAGGTGGCGAGGGCGCACGCCCCCGCCACCCGCCACCTCAGTCCCTTAGTCGTTAACGGAAGCGGTCTTCACACGAGCACCTTGCTCGTTGCCCACCTCGCAGTATTCGACGCGCATGTGCGCCATCCCATCCGCCACGGTAGCTGCGGCTATGGTCGCGAGGTTGCTGAAGATATCCACGTCCTTGACCGTACCCGTCGTGCCTGTCAACAGTTCGATCCCCGGCTCGGCGTCACACGTAATGACGCCATTCTCAATGAGCAAGCGCGTCGACAGGGTGGTAATGCCCTGGATTCCCGCAACCCAAGCCGTTCCGCTGCCTTCAATCCAGAAGTTGGAAATACGCACCCGATCACTTGCGCCAACAATGCTCACGGCCGTCTGGGCCCCGTCGCAGGAAGCGTGGTGGGCGTAGAGTAGGCCGTTAATACTGGTCCGAGTAGACGTGGCGTTCACCACGATGAAGTCGACGAACTCGTCTGTGCCGTCAGCCGCCTCGCCAGGAAGGGCCTCAAGGTCTTCCAGAATAGTATCCGTGTTCGTCGTCTCGATGCTTACTCCCACCACGACCAGTGCGACCGAAGGCCGGAAGGTCAGGTTACGAAGCCGAACACCGCTTGCACCAATCGAGAATTTTGCATTGGTGGCGTTGAAGTCTATACGGGGTCGGTCGGGGCCCTGACCCAAGCCGATGATCGAGATACCCGCCACGTCAGCGTCAATCTCTTCGCCAGTCGCAAGGTCTTCGACATGGCCCTCAGAGACGAGGATGATGTCGCCATTATTCGCTGTACACTTCCCAATCGCGGCGTCGATTGTCGCGAGAGGGTGGTTCGGGTTCTTTCCTTCGTTGTTGTCGTCCGCATTGGTGCCGCCACTATCTACGTGGTAAACATCCCCCTTAGTTGCAGGGATTCCACCACCTAGCACGGGGACTCCACGGCTCGAAAGGCCGTTAGGGTAGTTCGTGTTACCACCAGCTGGAACGCCGTGTCCCAACAGCCGGATGCTCCAGGCGTAGCGGTTGCCACCGAAGAGAGCAGCCAGGAGTCGGCCAGCAAGGCGGATACTGCCGTGCTTCGTATGGACCCACAGGTATCGAATCCAGCGCCGCACGGAGGCGGGCAGGAGAGAGAGGTCGCGAGCAGCCGAGAGAATCAGCCGCTTGCCCCTCACAAGCTCACGGCGGATTAGGTCAAATGTGGTAAACGTAGACATCGCCAGTCACTCCCTTTCTGAAGTGGCCAGGGGAGCGGGCCGATTAAGGGGTAATCAGCCCGCTATCCCCCAGTCCTGACTACGTGGTTGGTACTAGCCCCTAGCTAGGGTTCTGACCGTGAATCCACCGCCAGTCGGCCCACCCAATACCGTAACGCTGGTATCCGCGGAACTTCGCCTGAATACCGTCAAAGTCCTCCGACCGAGCGAACTCGGGCCGGATGCGCCACTGGAAAATCAGGTTAGTCTTC